TGCAGTTCATTCCTCTCATATTCACTTTCCGTTGCTTTTGCTTAAATTGTGCATTGCGCAAGACATACCTTTGCAACGATGATGCTTACACTGGGAGCCGACATCTACACGACAAGCAAGCTGCTGGGGCATACAGACATCGCAACCACCGAGATATACGCTAAGATTATAGACAAAAAGAAGGACGAAGCCGTAGGACTCATTGATAAGTTCTTCGATAAAGACTAACTCTTATTCTCTGCAAGGTTTGCAAAGTTTGCATGCAAGCCTTGCAAAGGTTAAGAGTAAACTATGTAATTTACTTCTGTTCGTTATCTCTGCCATTTTACTTTTCCAGTTGGGAAAATATTTTTTCTTAGTTAGGAAAGTTATTTTTCGCCATTGTAGTTCTTTAATATTTCGTCAGCTTCATACTCGGACTTCGATAAAGGAGTATTTGCGCATCTACCCAAGATACTCTGTTTCTTACGTGCCAACCCCTCATCATAGTGTCTTTTCTGCTCAGCCTTCATTTTGCGATATTCGTCAACTCGTTTCAGGAAATGCACTGCTGGCTCATATTGACCACGGATAGGCATCCCACCTTCTTGGGTCTTGTACCACTCTCGTTTTATGAAATCCTCTTTAAGCATTATCTTACACCCATCAACTTCAATACAGATAGAAGGCTTGCGTTCAAGGGCACTCTTTCTTATTCTATCAATAAATTCCTTGTCATGCTTTGCGTTTTCCTCCTTAGAACTTTGAAGGATAGACCATATTATTATAGCCAACAAAGATAAAAACACAATAACACCTAATATATATCCCATTATCCAAAGTTTTTTAAATCTATAGGACTACAACCGCACAGTCCAAAGATATAGTTAACCATATCTTGAATATCAAATGCTACTACATACCATACTCTTGCAACAAATATCAGCAATAACAGAGCAACAGGAATTACCATCAACTTCTTTTCACATAACCAGTTGAAAAACCTACCATGTTGAAGGGAATCACACACGCCTACCATCCATGCCATAAATAGCATGAGCGAGACAAACATAACTAACATATGAAAAAACCACATACTCAATACAATTTAATTATCCAACATTTGCTTGTCTCATGCTACCACCTAAGATGGATAGTAGCTGGTCGTAGCGTTTCTCCAGTTCCTCATACTTAGCCTTCCAGACGGAATCGTCCTGATGAGACTCATTACCAAGGACTTCACGCTTAGGCTCCTCAGCTACCATATAAGACACCTCTTCCCTATCGCCTTCTTTATGATACATAGTACCAACACCACGTATTACCCACTCGGCAGATACGTCAGGGAAGACGGAAAGAACCTTTGCTACTACATTTGCAGACAAGGCACGTTCACCCTTCAACTGCGTGTTAAGGGTAGTTTGAGACATTTCAACTAACTTTGATAGAGCATTAACCGAAACTTGCTTATCATCTAAAATTAGCATAATACGCTGATAAATAGTTACTTCCATACATTTTGCATTTTTAAACCATACTTAATTAATCATAACTGGTTAATAATTTCTTGCTAAATATTTGGAGGTTTAGCAGGAAATGACTAACTTTGCACTCGTAATCAATAAGTGCTTAATTATTAAAAGCAAAAATACAACAAAAAATTAAGTTATGCAAACAAAAAAGATAAAAATTATCAAAGTTCCGCTTGAAGGACGAAAAAAACTTGCAGAGCGATATGGTTGTTGCAGAGAGACAATCTTCAACGCTCTTGCGTTTAGGAGTCAGAGCAAGCAGTCTGAGGACATCAGGCAAGATGCTTTGAATAAGTACGGTGGAGTTGAAACAGACAAGGTCGTCTTTTATTAGAAAGGAGGTGAGTATGATTAAGAGATTATTCAGAACATGGCTGAGGTATAAGCTCGTAAAGTTGATTGGAGATAAAAAACTCAACTTCGAGGAAGTCTTTGAATGGATTTATAATTCGCCAATATGGGAATGGAACATAATGCTCTACTTAGCGAAGAGATTCGATGGAATCGATACCAAAACTTGTAAATTCAAAGTTGACATAAGTAAAGCACAAGATGTTTTAAATCTTATCAAGAAGTAACTACATTGTTATTCTCAAAACTGGAGGAACCCTATGAATGAAATTTCAACTATTGTAGATGGTGACAGAATGACATCACTACAGATTGCAGAGATTACTGGCAAGCCACACGCAGACGTGATGAAAGCCATCAGAAAGATGGAGCCAGCATGGTCTAAAATCAACGAAGGAAATTTTTCCTTGGTTGAATATAAAGACAAGAAAGGCGAGACAAGACCTTGCTACTCCCTCAACAAGGAAGAGTGTCTCTACATCGCCACCAAGTTCAACGATGAAGCGAGAGCCAAGTTGATTAAACGATGGAAGGAACTGGAGGAGCAACATCAAAAGCCATCCGTCCCTCAGAACTATCTCGAAGCTCTCAAATCTCTGGTCAAGGCAGAAGAAGAGCGTGAGCAGTTAGCTTTAGAGAACCGCAAGCAGCAGCAAGAGATAGTCACTATCAGCAAAGAAAACATGGAACTTGGCAGCAGAATCACCGAAATGCTCCCAAAAGTTAGTTACTACGACAAAATCTTGCAGAGCAATGCTACCATGACCATCACTCAGATAGCACAGGACTACGGAATGAGTGCGGTGAGAATGAACAAAGAGTTGGAGTCTATGAGAATCCAGCATAAGGTTCGAGGTCAGTGGATATTGTACGGACAGTTCCTTACTGGCGGCTACGTTCATAGCAGAGCAGTTGACATCATCCGTTCAGACGGAAGGCATGACGTGAAGTATAACACCGAGTGGACAACCAAGGGAAGAATCTTCCTTTATGATGCACTCAAAGCGAAGGGCATTCTCCCCTTAATAGAGCAGGAATGCACTCCCAGAGTTAAGGGCACTGGTAGAACTGAGTCGTCAAAGACAACTGGTGCCTGTCAGTAAACCATCAAATTCAACTGATATGATAGAACCAGAGATTAAAGAGCAATTAGACCGCATAGAGAAGTATTCGATGATAGCGGCTAAGTCAATGCTCAATATCAAGGAAGCTGCATTTATACTCGGCATGACCGTAGAAGGAGTCAGGATGAACGTAAGAAACCACATCCTACCCTGCTACAAGCCGAACGTCAACCGACTCTACTTCAAGAAGAGCGAGTTGGAAGACTGGATGATGCAGAACCGCTCGAAGAGTATGGCAGAGATAGAATCAGAGGCAACAGCCTATTGTGCAACCCATTAATAATTATAAGTTATGTTTTCAACAATCATGTTATTATTGTCAATTCTCACTTTTTGCGTAATAACAAATGAGATTTACCGCTCATTCAAGGAATGGGGCAAATAAAAGATATGGTGAGTGAACCTCAATAAAGTTCATAATAGATAAAAAATTTAGTTAGCGTTATTGATATTGTTTAAGTGGATGTTTTTTGGAGTTCACTACTTCCACTCACCACAAGCCAGGTTTTATTGTTATTTCTTGACGCAAGTAGTTCAGTTGGTAGAATAGAAGGTTCCCCATCCTTCGAGGTCGTGGGTTCGAGTCCCACCTTGCGTCCCAATAGCCTGATTAAAAGGCTTTGTATCGTATAGGATAAACCTTCCTGAAGAGGTACTCGTAGCCAAAAGCAGCGTATGCAACCACAACATACGATTAGACGAGGAAGTGGCAAGACTATTACCTACACCGCAACAGGTGGAATTGGGAACGTCTTGGAGTTCACTTGTGAAGATGCAGACCTGATGCCGTGACCATTAAAGATAATGTAGCAGAAAGGTAGAAGCGCACAACTACAATTCGGTTCTAATGCAGCCAGCATGAAACAGAATAGATGAAATATTTGTAACTACATATTTAAATTTTGCTCTATAATCATATATAATGTATGCGGAAATAGTGCTGGGAGTCCTAAGCCTCCATGAATGCAGAAGGGAACTTGGGCGCACGGATTGGATTAAAGGCCTCGGACGTGCGCCCTTTTCAATAGAAGTTTTTTCATTAGATTCCATACATTTATATTTTGCGGTAGCGACCGCTCAGGTGATAAAGAAAACACTCGCCCCACCATTCGTGAGAATCGTGGGGTTTATTTTGAAAGTCAAACAATTAAATATTATAGCTTATGAACAACTCAGCAAGTGGAAACTATCCACCAGGCGCAGCCAACGACCCGTCTGCACCTTACAATCAGCCAGAATATCCTGAGTATCAGGACTACGATGTTACGGCATCCTTCGAACTTAACAAGTCGTTTACAGTTACCTCTTCTTCTGATGAGGAGGAAGGCATCAAGCAAGACCTCATTGAAGACTACATGACACCTTTAGACCTCATCAACGAGTTGAAAAAAAGACTGCAAGGCGAGTTGAAATTAGACCCGACAAACAAAGCAATCAAGAGTCTTATCAAGGAGTGTGATGGATGGACGTGTGACTGTGACATCTGTGTTGACAACATTTAAATAATATAGGTATGGGCAACTTAGATTTATATAACAAGCTCAAAGTCGTACCATCGGAAGCGATAAAACCAATCCAGAACGGGCGACTTAAAGGCATGAGCGACATCAATCCAATGTGGCGCATCAAGACGATGACAGAACATTTTGGTGTTTGCGGAATTGGTTGGAAGTATGTTATTACAAAGCAATGGACTGAAACTTTTGGTACAGAGACTAAAGCGTACTGCAATATAGACCTTTTCGTCAAGGTTGATGGTCAATGGTCTGATGCTATTCAGGGTACTGGAGGTTCATCCGAGGTTACGAAGCAACGAAATGGTTCATACGTATCTGACGAATGCTACAAAATGGCACTCACAGACGCACTCTCTGTAGCAATGAAGGCACTTGGTGTTGGAGCAGATATTTACTTCGAGAAAGGAAAATCAATGGACTATTCCTCTAAGTACGCTATGCAAGAGGATTTATCAAAAACTCAACAACAAGAAACACAGACGCAGCAGCAGAACGCTCAGTATCACACGAATGACGTGAATGAAGGATTGAATTATCTGAGTAGATGTGTCAACAAAGACAACCTGATATGGGTAGTTCAGACATACAAGCCGCTTACCTCCAATCCTCAGTTTATGCAAGCAGTATCAATCAAGAAGAAACAATTAGGAATACAATAATGACAGAAGTAAAGAAAATTACATTAAATGAACCGAAGGTTACATTCATAGAAGAATCTCATCAGTACTTCCTCGGCAAGAAGGAACTGAAAGGTGTAACAGGAACGCTTATCAAGAAAGCCTTCCCTGACACCTACAAGAATATCCCAGAGTCTGTACTGATGAAGGCAGCAGAGCGTGGAGGTCTCATCCACAACACCTTTGAAACCTTCTGTTCCATCTTCGATGCAGACATCAAAAAGTACCCGAACCCTACAGAGGAGCTTCGAGCCTTCTATGACATGTTAATCTCATTCGGCTTACATTATATTGCATCAGAGTACCTTGTTACGGATGGAGAGAACTTCGCATCTGCCATTGATGGTATCTTTGCGGACGATGAAGGCAATATCTATCTGGTAGATTACAAGACCACAGCCACCCTTCACTACGACAATGTATCTCTCCAGTTATCCATCTATGCCAAATGGTTCGAGGAGCAAAATCCCGACTTGAAGGTGAAGGAGATTGTCTGTATGTGGTTCAAGAAAGGGCAGAGCAAATTCCAGCCACTACCAAGAGTATCAGATGAGCAGATAGATGAGTTAATCAACGCTTATCTCACAGACGATGCAGACTATCAGTATAAGGTAGAAGTACCTGAACAGTTCTCGGCACTGGAGCAAGAGTATCGCCTGATAACCGCTCGTATTGATGCAATGAAGATTGTGCAGGACGACTTGAAGGAAAAGATAATGAAAATGATGGAGGCCAACAAGCTGAAATCCATCAAGACCAATATCGGTTCTTACTCTTATGTGGCAGCAACCACCAAGAAGGTCTTCGACACGAAGCTTTTCAAGGACACGGAGCCTGACCACTATGAGTACTATCTAAAGGAAACGGCTACCAAGCCATCATTAAGAATCAAACTTAATTAATTAAATATGAACGTAAAGTTTACAGGCAAGATTATTGCGGTAGGGCAAGTTCAGATGGGAACTTCCCAAAACGGAACCCAATGGAGTTCGTGTGAATATACCATCGAAGAGTTGAACGAGCAATACCCTTCAAGAGCCGTTATCCAAGTGTATGGCTCTGACAAGTTGCAGCAGTTCAATATCCAGTTAGGCGAAATCATCACCGCCCACATCGGGCTGAAAGCACGTCAGTCTAAGGAAGGACGCTGGTTCAATCAGTTAGACTGCTGGAAGGTTGAACGACCTAATGTTCAGCAGCAGGGTCAGGTTGCTCAGAACCCTCAACAACAGGGTGGATATTACGCACCACCTCAGCAGCAATTTCCCCCACAGGTTAATGCGAGCGGTCAAGCTACTCAGCAGGGTGTTCAATATTCAGGAGGTCAGCAAGGAAATATCCCATTCCCTCAACGTTAATAAATAAGGTATGGAAATCCATCTTGTACGAACAACCACTGGTCTTCGTCCATACTCGGATGATGATTACGAGGAAATGAAAAAGATAAAGGTTGGTTCCATCGTCAAGGCAAATATAGTTCGACCAAGGAACATCAAGTTTCATCGCAAGTTTTTCTCCCTTATCAGAGCGGCATGGGATTGTCTTACAGAGCAGCAGCGCACCAACCTACGCTCGGTAGATACATTTCGTGAGCAACTTCTGATAACATCAGGATTCAGTGAACCGCTCTACGACCTGAACGGACAGAAGTTCTTAGAGAGAGCCAAGTCTATCTCCTTCGCCAAGATGGATGAGCCAGCCTTTAACGATGTATATTCCAAGGTCTTAGACACCATTCTTACCATCATGGTAGCCAATGGTGTTACAGAAGACGAGTTTAATAACATTTTACAAAATTACAGTTGATATGACACGTAGAAACGACAAGCGCAACAACAGACATAATCGTCAGCGCAACAACAAAACAGAGTTTTCACCATTTGCATCAATGCTTTTCGGAGCACTACTTGGCAAGGGTACAGAAATGATTGCTGAGAAAATGGCAGAAGAAGCAAAAAAGACTCCTGATATTCATGCAGAAGGCATCAACAATGAAGACATCAACAACATCAACAACGGCAATGCAACCTTATCTAAGTTGCGTATTCCTGCTGATGGTTCGGCAGTTGAGTACCCTACCCCTGATAACCTCCAGTTCTTCTTCGCTGAGGATGGTAGGTTGATGGTTCGTAAGAAGATTGAAGGAGAGGCAGAAACTCCTGATGATAAGGAAGGCAAGCCTATCACTTATGATGATATTTGCAAGGAGTTGTTCTATCACAAGAATACGTACTACCTTGATGACAATAACAAGATTTCATCAGTTTCGTTAACTTCTTCAAATTACAAAGACTTCGACAACTGCACATCTAAGGCTCAGGTAAAGCGGTTAGCCGCTTTTAACAAGTTGCAGAACATCGCCAAGTATCTCAACAAGGGATGGAAACCTAACTTTTACATCGGCGATAAAAAATGGGGTATCATTAAGGAAGGAGAAGGATTCTCTCCTAAATATATTAGGATGATAAACGACGCAAACATTTACTTCAGAGACAAAGACCTTGCTAATGAAGCCATCCTCCTGATGGGTGAAGATTCTCTCAACGACCTTTTCTCAACTGACTGGTAATGACATCATACGCTGAAATCAAAGCAAAGTTAGAACAGGAAGGCAAGAAAATACGCAAGCGTTCATCCTATAACGAACACAACTTGCAAGCCGCAGAGGTCAGGTATATCCGTGGGGTATATCCTGACCTTGAAGGTGTCTTCTTTGCCGTTCCGAATGGCGGCAAGCGAACCTCCCTACAAGCCGCATGGCTCAAGGAAGAAGGTATGAAGGCAGGAGTATCAGATATGCTACTCCTGAAGCGCACCTCTCAGTATGGATTCCTCTGCATAGAGAACAAGACTCCAAAGGGCAGACAGGAACCAGCGCAGAAAGTATTCCAGTTTGAAGTGGAACGGCATGGTGGCAAGTACATCATCGTCCGCTCTATAGATGAATTTATGGAAGCTATCAACAATTATCTAAATGGTGAACTATGACAGAAGAAATCAGACAAGCCATCCAACTTCTTGAAGAAAACGGCTACAAGGTTACCGCTCCCCCAAAGGAAGTCAAAGACGGATATACCTTTGACCGAGCATGGAATATGTACGACAAGAAGGTAGGCTGCAAGGCTAAACTGGAGAAAAAGTGGAACTCCATGAGCAAGGCAGACAGGAAGGCAGCTATAGAGTATATTCCTCTCTATGTACTCTCACAACCCAACAAACAATATCGCAAGAACTTCCAAACATTTCTTAATCAACGAGGATGGGAAGACGAACTTATCGGAGCGACACCACCGCCAGCAGTTATCAACGAGCAACCATCTGAGATAAGCCAACTTATCGCCAAAACAAAGGCAGAACAGGAGCGTAATACGGACGATGCAAAGGATAATGCCCTTCGACAACGAATCTTTGGCATGATAGAGGTTCTTGAAAAGAATCCAAAGAGCTTCTGTAAATCTCTGTTGGAGATATATCGTGATAATGGTACGTTAGAGCGTTTGGGTATAGAATGGAATCCGCAAACATAAATAAAATGATAGCAATCAGCAAATACAACAAGCAGCATCCTCTCAGAGTATTCGAGGCATTCGCTGGATATGGCAGCCAGAGTCTCGCCTTCAAGTACCTTCAAGAGAACCATCCTGAGTTTGACTTCAAGGTAGTAGGATATTCGGAGATAGAACCTTCTGCTATTCAAGCCTACAGACTTTTGCATGGGTGGGATATTCCTAATTTCGGTGATGTGACAAGAATTGACTGGAACGAGGTTCCCGACTTCGACTTCATCAGTTGGTCTTCTCCATGCCAAGACTTCTCAAATGCTGGTCTCAGGCAAGGTGGCGAGGAAGGGAGCGGTACACGTTCATCCCTTATCTTTCAGGAGAAGAGAATGCTGGCAGTCAAGAAACCGAAATATGTAATGCTGGAGAATGTGAAAGGACTCCTGTCAGAGAAGATGAGAAAGTACTTCTTCCAATATCTCAGAGACCTCGACTCTTTCGGCTACACGTCATTTTACAAGGTTCTTAATTCTAAGGACTATGGGATTCCACAGAATCGTGAACGTATCTTCGTAATCTCCATTCTAAGAACAGAAGACGAGCCGAACCCTGAGTATCATTTCCCTTCTCCTATCAAGTTAGAAACTACGGTTGAGGATATGTTAGAAGACAATGTTTCTCCCGAATATTTCATGTCCCAACAACTCCTCGAAAAGTATCTCTCCAAAGCAGACATCAATGAAGCAATCCAAAAATCCATCCAAATCAGGAAGTACACTCCAAGAGATTGTTTTCGCCTGATGGGAGTGCATGAAGCTGACATAGATAAACTCCTGAGCAAGGAGAAGTCTGGTCAACTCATTATCTGTAAGAGCAAACTCTATGCCCTTGCAGGAAACTCAATAGTCACCAACTGCCTGACTGCCATGTTCGAGGAACTGATATTTCCATCTGGGAATCACTATCACGACAAGAGCGGTCAGCTTTCACTCTTTTAGCTTATGGATAACACCAAGGTTAACGAGAAAGAACAAATCTTAGCCATCATCGCTGAGATTCAGGAAGAGCGTAAAGCAGCGCACATCGTTCCCTATCATGTTCTTGCCGTAGAAATCATCAACCGAGGATTCCATCAGCCGCAGCAAGCCCTCAACGAATTATGTGCAGAAGGAAAGATAGAATGGTGCAGAACACTCAACGATACGGCATTCACTATCAGAAATTTATAAATCAAAAACAATATGGAAGAAAAGTTAGGAATAATTACAAAGGAAGACTTGGAGGTATTATCTAAACAAGCCTTTGAGTCTGCAAAGAGCAAGGGCTTCTACTCTGATACTGGTATTGATACTACATTCTGCCTGATGTTCATCATCGTGGAAATGAGCGAAGCTTTACAAGCCGACAGAAAGAACAGACATGGTTCAATCGAAGACTACGAAATCGAGATTGAAATGGGCAGAGACATTCCGACCGCCTACCGAAACACATTGGAAGGCACAGTAGAGTCTGAGTTTGCCGACATCGCTATTCGTATTCTCTCACTCTTGGGTAGTATCATGGATAGCGCAAAAATCGAACTCATGGGAGATAATGACATAAAAGATGAATACAAATTGGCTAAATTTATCTTTGGGTCTAATATAGTAGAAGACCTATACAGACTCATCGAAAAGATGGGAGTCTGTGACTTGGATGATTCTCCAAACTGGTATCTCGCCAAACATCTTCAGGAAATGCTAATAGTCATCTTTGCGATTGCCCACAGTAACAATATCAACCTGATGGAGCATATCAAACTGAAAATGAAGTACAACGAAACCCGTCCGTATCTACACGGATATAAATATTAGGAGGACAGAATATGTTTGGAATAGAAAAGATTTCAAGAAGATGCTTAATGACGTTGAGTGATGGTAGCAAGTTTCAAGCTACCATCACCATCCCAAAGCCGACCAAACCCATCTTTCCTGAGCAGATGGAAAGAGAGTTTATCAAGAACATCAACAACTCACAACATCTTGCGGAAAACAAGGTTGTAAAGTTACATATAATGAGGAATTAAGCTTATGGAAGATTTACCTATTGGTTCTGAGATTACCTTGAAGGTGGTTGAGAGTAATAATTGTGATGGTTGCTTTTTCACTGAGTTAGCTACCGATATTTATGAAAATGTTTGCAAGCGCATTAAATGTACGGCTAACGAGCGAAAAGATAAAAAAAATGTTCAATTTAAAAGAGTAAAGTGATTATGATAGACGAAAAGAAAATAGAAGAAGCTGCAAACCTTCACAGATTTGAACTTATAGCATCTATGCATGGTAGTACCCTTGGCACTCCCATGCAATGCTTTGAAGAAGTAGTTGGTATAGAAACTGACTTAATTGAAAATTCATTTATTACAGGAGCTAAGTGGGCTATCGATGAGTTTTTGAAGGACTTGTGGAATCCAAATACAAAAGAGCCAGATAAGAGCAAGAGCGATATTATTACCCTTGGTTTTGATAACGATGCTTATCTACTGTTTAAATAATCCATTCTTTGGAATGAGGAATCTTGGAGACATTCTATTAGCAGATGCCAAATCAACAAGTGGGCTTATTTGTCTGATATACTGCCAAAGCAGGAAGGAGGAGAGAAATGAAAGAGCTTAAAGTTGGAGAAAGAGTAACTGTTACTCTTGAAGTTGTTGAGCAGGATGTCTGCTATGGTTGTTTCTTTAGTGTTGATGGTACGTGTTATAACCCGACCAGAAATGGCTGGGCTGATGGTTTTGATTGCGAACCAGAAAACCGTTCTGATGGCAAGAGTATAATCTTTAAAGAAGTTAAGGAGTAAGAATATGAGTAGTAATTTAATGAGAATGGCATTGATGATGGCTGATATGACATATTATGCACAAGATAGTATCTTTGGAAGTCCAAGTCCTAAACTTGATACACCGAAAGGCAACATTCCATCTGATAAGCAGAAGTGTCAGCCAAAGGCGCAGCATGAGTTCACCATCAAGGGTGTTAAGATTATGGCAGCCTCTAAGAAGGATGCCATAAAGAAGTACAAACATTCAAAAGGAAAGTAGTATGGTAATAAATTTTAATCCTAAGTATATACCAGGAGATATTGTGTATAACCACAAAAAAGAAATAATAAGAATTACAAGTTCTTATTTAAAAGGTACTAAATTATTCTATTATAGAGATGGAGAAAATGGTTGGATTAGAGAGGATGCTATAAAACCGATTCCTCTTACTCCAGAGATTCTTAATAAGAACGAATGGGAATATGATGGTGCAACATGGATTTTTAAAAAAGGAAATATTAGTATATTTATACTTCTTGATGATAAAACTTATGCCGCACATCTATTAGGAGTGCGAGTTTTAGAATTTCATTTTGTGCATCAGCTTCAACATCTTCTCTTTGGTCTTGGAATTAATCACGAAATGGAGGTGTAGGTATGGCATTAGAAGTTGTAGTTTTAGATAAGGATGAATATAAGGCACTTATTGACAACCAAGCTGATAAAGATGAATTAGAGTATTTGAAAGCTTGTCAATATGCTTTAGAATCCTTTAATAAAGTCAGAGACTTATGCCCTAAGTGTAAAAAGTCCGTTATAATTGACGGGTGGGTATGTCCTTGTTGTGGGTATGATTCAAGTGGTGAAGAATTATATAAATATGGTGATTAACTGCCTTCGGGCAATAAAATATAATAGTATGCTTATAAGTGAATTTATTCAACAGCTTCAAGATGTTTATGATGAAGATGGAGATATGGAAATTGCCATCAAGATAGATGATAACGACTTAGGTTCTGAACCTATTGTAGTGAAATCTACTGTTTATGAACAATTTTATATAACCAACTCATAACCGCCTTCGGGCATAATTTTAAAGATATGACAAAAGAAGAATTAGAAGCAAAGGTTGCCAAGCAACTAAGCATTATCAATGAAGCTAACGTTGAGATATGTTCTTACGTAAATGATTACATCGAAAGTCTTCCATACAAGGTTGGCGACAAGGTTAGCTGCTCCAGATGTGATGTATGCTGGATTGCAAGCATGGCTCCAGAACGAGGTCGTAGTGGTTATACTGGCGAGATTGATGTAAGAATCAACCCTGCAAAGAAAGATGGCACTCGCTCCAATAGAGAGTTTGTACTATGGAGTATGGAAATTGATAGAATCAAGAAGATTGATTAATCATCCTATAAAGGATATAAATAGACAGAATATGAGCAAAAAGGTAATTACTTCGTACAAGGCATTCGACAAGAATATGCGATGCCGTGACTTCCAGTACGAAGTTGGAAGAGAATATGAAATGGATGGAGATATAAAGTGTTGTAATCGAGGTTTTCATGCTTGCAAAAATCCATTAGAAGTGTGGGACTATTACGATATGCTTAATTCTCGCTTTGCGGAAGTAGAACAGTCTGGCAAGATTGATGAAAAAGGAAATTCGACAAAGGTTTGTTCTTCACATATCAAGATTAAGGCTGAGTTGAAGCTGGCAGACATCATTAAGGTTGGTGTCGAGTGGCTGAAAGATATCACCTCACCGTCAAAGTTTAAGACAGATGGTGCGTTGAATGATAACGGAGACAGAAGTAAACAGATTGGCTCATCAGGCTACTTTGCTCAGATTGGTTCATCAGGCAACTCTGCTAAGATTGGCTCATCAGGCAACTCTGCTAAGATTGGCTCATCAGGCGACTATGCTCAGATTGGCTCATCAGGCAACTCTGCTCAGATTGGCTCATCAGGCGACTCTGCTAAGATTGGCTCATCAGGCAACTATGCTCAGATTGGTTCATCAGGCAACTCTGCTCAGATTGGCTCATCAGGCAACTCTGCTCAGATTGGCTCATCAGGCAACTATGCTAAGATTGGCTCATCAGGCGACTCTGCTAAGATTGGCTCATCAGGCAACTCTGCTCAGATTGGCTCATCAGGCAACTATGCTAAGATTGGCTCATCAGGCAACTATGCTCAGATTGATAGCACTGGAGAAGATTCTGTTATAATGTGCGCTGGTAACAACTCTATGGCTAAAGCAAAAGCAGGTTCATGGATAACACTATCAGAATGGAAATGGAACAATGAGAAGAGTCGCTATATACCGACGTGCGTTAAAACAGAGTACGTTGATGGCGAAAACATCAAGGCTGATACTTGGTATCGACTTAAAAACGGAAAGTTTGTAGAGGTAGAAGATTATTAACCATCCTGCAAAGGATATAAATAGATAGTAATATGAAAAAGATTGTTTTGGCAGCCTTAGTCGTTGCAAGTTTGTTCGCTTCTTGCTCTAGCGAGAAGACTTTTAAAAAGAAAGATGGCTCTACGATTACAGCAAAGCCTTATGGCTGGGCTAGTAAGGAAAACAAAGTAGAAGGTGTTAACTACGAGTTGAATGCTCCAGATGTTGTAGCATCTATCATCTTCGCCCCATCTGTTATTGCTCCAGTTTTGCTGACAGCTTACGATGTATGGGAGCCAGTATCATATACTGAGCCATCTAAGTAACTAACCACCCTCTCCTTGGCAACAGGGAGAGGGTAAAAAGAAGATGATATGGCAAAAATGAATGTAACAGAAAAGGACTTTGAAGCTTTCTTTCAAGCAACAGAATCCCTTATGGCTATGTCTGGTACTTTAGATGAAGGCTTTGATGAAGAGGCTTATGCTATAAACAGACAGTTCAAAAATTTCGAGCGAAGATACTTAAAGGCAAAGAAAAATAAGAAATGAGCAAAAATAAAGCTATTGAGTATATTAAACGTGCCAAAGAGCAACTATCTGACGATTTGCTTTCTGTCAGATTTTGTCAAATGGCTCGCAATAATTTAGATAGGGCACTTAAAGAGTTGGAGGATTAAGTATGAATCGTAAAGAAGCAACAGAGCTACTGCCTATTATTCAGGCATACGCAGAAGGAAAAGAAATTGAAATTTTTGATAAGACTAAAAAGTGGGAAACAGCTATACTACCACATTTTGACTGTGACCCAAGCTTTTATCGCATCAAGCCAGAGCCAAAGTACCGTCCTTTTAAGAATGCAAAAGAGTGTTGGCAGGAGATGCAAAAACATCAGCCGTTTGGGTGGGTGAAGATGAAAGATACAGAAAGTGGGTATTACATACTTAAAGGTATTGCAAATCAAGTGGTAATTGGATTAAATGAAACCCCTTTTAGCTATAAGAAATTATTTGAAGATTATATCTTTGCCGACGGCATTCCGTTTGGCGTAAAAGTGGAGGAATAGTTATGGCATATTGTTTGTGCGATTTTTGTGATTATAAGGATAAGTGTAAGTACTATCGAAAGGTAGTTGTTTGCCCTTATATGAGAACGGAGGAATAGTTATGACAGCATGGTTAGCAATTGATAAAGATGGTACAGAATGTATCTATGCAGACAAGAAACCTCTTCGAGGTGAAGACATGTGGAGACCAGACTCATGGGACTATCACCCTGATTATGGTTACTATGATTTCGTAAGAATGCCCAAAGGCAGCATCAAAAAACTCATCGGAAGAGAACTTACTTGGAACAATGAGGCAGTAGAACTTAAAGAAGAATAGCTTATGCTTGGATTTTATGTTATGTTTACCATAACTGTTCTATTTATAACTTTTATGGGTGGAGTTATCGGTTATTTAATTGGTAAATATTGGAAAAAGAAGTAGCTTATGAAAATAGAAAACATAAAATTCAAGGCGAAAGAGCTTGGAACAGGAAAATGGAAAGTGGGTTTTCTTCAAAGAGACATGGATTACAACCTATGTATTCTTATTGCTAATAAAGAAGGCCATTCTTGGTATTGGACTCAAATTGACCCTTCTACCGTCTGTATGTTCACAGGACTGAAAGATTGTAAAGGTAAAGAATTGTTTGAGAACGACCTAATACATTTCGTAGGTCATAAGCCTATAGGCAAAGTGATTTGGTCAGAAGAGAACTATGCTTTTATGGTAGCCAGCGGAAATGAACCTCTTTATTGGCTTTCAGATGTTCTGGAAATTGGTAAGATAGAAATAGTTGGCAACAAGTTTGATAGAAAGGAAGGTGAGAAATGAAGAAGTATGAGTATATGGTAACTTCAATAGTTATCAAGAAAGCTGATGAGATTATCAAGGTTCTATCTAATAAATTTAATCAATACGGCTATAATGGTTGGGAATTAGTACAATATAACCTAATACCACCATCTGCATTGATAACAGCATCTACGATACCTTGTTGCGGTTCAATCTATATACTTGCGACATTCAAGAAAAGGTTAGAGAAATAGCGTATGAAGAAGATTATTCTTATAGTACTATCCGTTCTTTCGCTTGTATCTTGTAGCGAGGAACAGAAGAAGAAAATTAAAAATGCAGAGATAACTCCATCTTACGAGTGGTATTACAAAGGACATCGTTACTTTGTATGGAATAGCTCTCGATGGTTCAATGGCATTGTTCACGACCCAGATTGCCCTTGTCATTTAGATACCTTGGGTATCTATGTAGTTGATAATAATGATACAACTTATATAATTAAAAAGAAATAGCGTATGAAGAAAACAGATTTATATTCATCTTTACTCTTCCTGATGATTAAATTGGAAGATGCAAGGAATAACCCGATGATGGACAAGAATTTTATTGTTGCATTGACGGAAGTGCTAAGATATTTCCGTGATAACGGAGAGTTAAAGAAAGCCTATGAAAGCAAAAAGGATTCATTGGCAGATATGGCTAATAGTCCTTGGGTGAAAGCACTAAAGGACTATGCCTCCTCTATAAAGCAAGAGGATATGATTAATGAAGAATTACCAGATATTGATGCCCTTATAAAAGAACTCTCTTCTGATGAGTTCATCGAAAAGAAAATCAAGGATATTCTTGGCGATGATGTGGCAGAACTTAAAGAAGAATAGCTTATGTTTGGATTTTATGTTATGCTTACCATAACTGTTCTATTTATAGCTTTTATGGGGGGAGTTATCGGTTATTTATTTGGTAAATATTGGAAAAAGAAGTAGTGTATGAAGAAACAAGTAGTATTAGATGAACAAGATATTGAAGAGTTCCACAAGGATGCGGAGCATCTACGTTGGCTATATTACAGAATGTTGCGTGAGCATGGTGAAAGCATTAACTTTGATTACATGCACCGCTTTGCCAAAATATTCAATAAATTAAAGCAATTATAGCGTATGAAAAAACTATTATTAGCGTATGCGATATTACTTGCTGGTTGTGCTGGCAAGACAGATGCTGAGCATAAGCATATCGTAATTAGCAATGATTATCAGGACACCTGTATGATTGTTGCCAATAGTTATAGAACAATACCAATAGAATGCAAGAAAGGCTGGTCGAAATGCAAGAGCCATGGAACAATTACCATATTCTTGTCCGACAAAGGTAACAGCCAAGTATGTAATGTTAATAAGATAATTTGCAAAATAGAATAATGAAAATAGAAATCACAAGAGTAACCGACTGGCAGCGTGTTGTAGATGCCGCTCGGTTTACGCAAGGCAAGAAGCCATTAGGACGTGAGCCAAGCGATGAGTTCAAGAAACAGATGATTCTCAGCGAGCATTCACCGCTCAGAGAATTGGAGTTTGATATTAAAATGTATGGCATACCATACTGGGTGAGCAACCATTTTGTTCGCCATGTTCATGCTCAGCCATTCGTTTCTACATCAAGACCAGATATTACTGGCTCCAAGGTATCTCGCCACGATATGCGGCAGGATGATTTGGTCAACTTGCAGCTATCTCTCAACGCTCAGGAGATTATCAATATCTCGAAGCTGAGACTCTGCAACAAGGCATCCAACGAAACGAGAATAGTGTGGTACTTTGTTCTTGAAGAATTGGCATGTATCGAACCTTTGCTTGCATCCGCTTGCGTTCCTCAATGTGTATATAGAGGTTTCTGCCCTGAGCCGAAATCATGCGGAAGAACTGGAAGCAGTATATTTTCTGTCACAAGAAAATTCTACAAAAATCTTCAAATATACCAAAATAACAAATGAAATATCCAAAATATAACGTCAACGAATTTATAGGAGGGCACTTCGAGTACACCACTCCATGCCCTTTCGCCATACAAGGCAGATACACTCACGAAATCCTGATGGTTGGTAGTCTTGCTTGCCAGCGATGTGAATACTATCGAGGTGTCAACAAAGAAGATTGTATCGTATCTTGCGGAATAGTATAGTGCAGCCTATCTGCACTCATCATAATAATTAATCAGATTAACAATATGAATACAAAGAAAATCTCAATTATCCAGCGTATCAAGGAGAAATTCCTTGGCAAGCAGTTCTTTATTGCAGTTATCGCAAACAAGGGTACCAGTTCTTACTTCGTCAACTCTACCATCTATCGCTCAGAAAAGGAAGTGAAGGCTTACAAGAAGTACATCACCACTGATGAGAGAATGAAACAGAGCTTCGATTTCGTAGGCTACTACTCCTTCCGTTCCAAGTTCGACTTCCGTATTCCTCTTAGCGGAAAGCCAGTATCACTTGAAGAAGCGAAGGAACTGGCAAATAAGTAGTATCGGAGATAAAGTTAATAGATAATACATATCTTATCAATTTACTTATTATTTTTGTGAAATGAAATTCAAATATATAATAGATAAAGTCAATGGTTTCAGGCATCGCAACAATTTTGTGATACTGGACGGAAGAGCGAACTCTGTCACACTCTCCAAGGGTATCTACGACCATATCATGCAGAAGGAACGTACAGACCACTCCGTCTTCGTGTTCAGGTTATCAGACAGAAGAACATACGGATTCTGTATGCGTGAGGACTTTGAAGAACTTTGCAAGTCAAACACCGCCTTCACTCAGCTTCAATTCAATCAGGAGCATAAGAAGGTGGGATTCCGAAGTGACCTTCCTTCCATCACCGCCATCCTTGATGATTACAATCTTCCGCTCAATAGAATGGTTCGCCTGACCTGCATTCCACGCAAGTCAAGCAAAGGCGAGCCATACTATGAAATCATGCGACCAAACTTAAATTCAAGCACATGGCAACAAGACAAGAAGTAATTTTCACAGGACTCACCAACTCTCCATCCGACTATGATTGTCAGGATGGGGAGTTGGCAACCTGCCTCAACCTCATCAATGAGGATGGGGCACTACACCCTATACACCAGCCAGTAGTGGCAGAGCAGAATATCACGCTTCCAAACGATTCCTGTTCCATTAGGTACGTACATAATGTAAGACATGAAAACAAAAATCATTCACACTATATTGTGAATTGTACTAACAGTTCTCCTTATTCATGGTACTGGACAGAAAAGGGAGGAGACGGAACACCTCATGAGTTAAACCTCGGAGACTTCAAGGTTAACTCAGTTACTGCTATAGGAAATATTATCTGCTTTGTAGGAGACAAAAACATACTTTATGCTTTTTGGAATAAAGATTCTTACAATATTTTTAATAAGAACGCATTCAACTATACTTTTTCCGTAACAAACACGGCAGGAGTTGAAGTTGATGCCATAGCTCAACTTGGTGATGATTTTCAAGGTTGCTTTTGGACGACATCTTTTGGTTCGCAAGATTACGATAATTTGATTTTTGAAGGAACCAAACCAAATGGAACTAAAACAATCTGGAATGCCATTGACTCTATGATTAATAAAGCTATGAGTGAACATGGGAATACTTACTTCAAATATATAGTATTTGGAGTAGTTGCTTTGAGACTATACGATGGAACTTATAGTAACATTTCAAACTTGTTCGTTCTTTGTCCAAAGGATAATCTAAATAACAGCTTTTATTATAACGCCGACAAAGAGACAATAAAAGATACAGAATACTATAAATTTGTTCGTGCCAGCGGCTATATTCACAGACATCGGATAAATGTTCAAATCGACCTAACTGGTATAGAAGATTTTGTTCAAGGAGTAGATGTTTTCCTAACAAAAGGAACTGATTTTCTTTACTTAGAAAAAGGGTATGACACTACATCAACGGAAACGGTTAATAATTTAAAAAAAAGAAAAGGTACTATTACATTTGAACGCTTAAAAAAGTCTTCATTATACAAGGAATTTGATAACCTTACCTTTTATCATTCCATCTATATAACAAAAGAAGACCTTGGAAAAGAAATTGATTTGTTGAATGTGCAGGGAACAGAAGAATCTTTGTCGCTTGCAGACATGGGGCGAACCTCTATTGGTAGTTCTTGTGCTATAGCATACAACAATAGACTTCACTTGGCTAACATACAAAACTACATCAACGACATATTTTCACCAAACCCAATATATAAATTTGAACTCAACTCATCAGACACTTCTTTCCCAGTTGAGAAAGTAAACACAATACTTGGAAATTATATGGACGTCCCATTGACAGACGAAGGTTGGTACGACTATGGAAAAATGAATTCTGATACGGCAGAGGTTATTGCTATCATTGATAACAAGTATTACTATAAAGCAACTGTGCAATACCCTTTAAATCCTATATTTGTAGTCCCATTTCAAGATGCAAAAAGTGCCAAATTATACATCAAACACAAAGGCAAACTCATGGACGAGATTGGATTTAGAAACATCAACCTTCACCAATCAGAAACATTTGGTATGTCGTATTATATATTTAATGCAGAGAATGGAATATTCTCTTTTATGCAAGAATTTGAACTCTCTAAGAAAGGAAATGTGTTAACAAGAAGGCGAAGCGACACCTTTACTTCAACATCAAGCGAATTTTACGATGAAGCTTCCCAAAAATGCGATTCCGATGGAGCGAAAATAGAACAACTTGCTTCCTTAATCAAAGTCAGCGAATCGGAAAATCCTTTAGTCTTCCCAGCAAAGAATAGCGTACAAGTAGGTTCATCCGTTATCTCAGCACTGGCAGCTAACACCCGACCAATCAGCGAAGGTCAGTTTGGTGAAGCTCCACTCTACGCTTTTACAGATGAAGGAGTATGGGTGTTGATGCTGGGTGAAGAAGGAACCTATGTGGCTCGCCAACCAGCCAACCGAGAAATCTGTTCCAATCCTAACGGAATCTTGCAGATAGATGATGCAGTACTCTATCCAACCAATCGAGGTATCATGATGCAGCAAGGCAAAAATTCTATCTGTATTACAGACCAACTTGATGGTTGCCCATTCAACTTCATGGATATGAAATATGCTAATCAGATTATAGCCACCAACGAAACAATGTCAGAAGAGATAAGTTACATTCGTTTCAGGGACTATCTCAAATCGGCTGATATGATTTACGACTACTACGATAATCGTATCATTGTCTTTAACCCGAACCAAGCATACGCTTACATTTATTCGTTGAAGAGTAAGATGTGGGGAACAATGAAGAATGTGTTCAGCAAGCGAGTTAACATATACCCTGAGTCATACGCTACCAATAAGGAAGGCAAGATTCTGAATGTATATGTAGAAGAACCATCTTCCAATACTCCTTATTTCCTTTGCAGCAGACCTCTTACTATAAGCGACAAAGAGGTTTACAAGACTATATTTACTTGCATAGCAAGAGGATATTTCCGAAAAGAAACAAATGGCAAGTGTGCTATAGTTTTGTATGGAAGTAACAACCTCTTCGACTGGTATCTCATTAAGACATCAATCAACGAGTATCTCAGAGGAATGGCTGGTTCTCCATACAAATATTTCAGGGTTGCACTCATTGGCAATCTTGCCGCAAACGAATCTATAAGCGGTCTATCTGCTGAGTTCCAAGAGAGATTACAAAACAAACTTAGATAATAATTTTCTTTTTCATTATAAAAACTAAAGGGTAGCAGTCCGTGATGGATAGCTACCCTTTATTTTAAAATGGATGCAAAGCAATTCTTGCCCTACCAGCCGACCGATTGCTTGCTTCCTTAATCTTCTGCTTCTTATCCTCAGCGAGTGCCCAGAACCTATCAGCACCATCAGGATAAACAATCATCAGCCACTCATATAAGCATTGGTTCACAATGTAATCATGAATATATACCGTCATGGTATGCACACTTGTCTTCGAGAAACCTTGTGGCATCCTCATCGCCAAGTAATAGGCTTCCTCTTCATTTGTAGGCGAACCAATACAATCTTCCCACTCATTAGAATCAAAGCCACCACCGAGCATTTCCACCTTGGTGAAACGAAAAAGCATTTCTCTGCAATCCTCTACTGCTGAGTCAAGAATCCTTGCTAACTTATCTCTGTTTCCTTCCTCTGATACATCAAACACATTCTTTAGTTGTTTGGCATCTACATCTTTCTGCTTAGAATAAGAGTCAGCAAAAGAAAAAGCAGTATTCTTGATGTCATATACCAACTCATTCTTTTCCAACTCTATCATCACTTTATATCCTTTATTACAACACCTCATATCCTATCCTCCTATCTTGTTGGTCTTTTACGTGTATAAATGATTGTGTCAATCTTTAGCAGCAAAACGTTTGCCTTGGAGAGATAATCTTCTACCTTATCCTTATAGACTACTGAGCACCATTCTGCTACTATTTTGTTGACTAAATAACTAAAAACCGTTGATTTTAAGGTCTTAAATAAACTCTCATTAAAAAGACTGCTTACTCTCAGACCAAAGACCTCGTTGCTGTCTGATTCACACTTCTGCCATCCAAGAATACTATCCAAGGCTACGGAAACATCGTCAATGGAATCTTTCCAAAAGCCTTCCAGCATTTCTCTATCAGCTTCCGTCACAAACACTTGGTCATACAGACTTTTTCCGTTTTCATCCAAGTTCTTTCCTCCTATGTAGGCAGTAGTCTTCGCTACCTCTTCATAGATGTCACTTTTTGTGATTGTCAATGTGAAATTTGCCATTCTTTATCTTTTTATAGAGTTTATAACCTAAAACGACTAACAAGACACAGAGTGCTCCAAATGACCAAATAGCGTATTTCAACTGAAACTGCTCCCACTTGGATAACTCCTTCTCTACAGGATAGGGCACTGGGATGGAATCTCTTTTCAGGAAGGAATCTACCTTAACCTTATACACATTCTTGAAGATAGTTTTCTCATGCCATCTGTCAAGGTAACAGGTATCTCCTTTTTGTCTGAGATATATAGAATCACGCACAAAAACGCTATCGTAAGTATGCAGCGTATCGTGTTTTATCGCATTCTGATATACAATTTTTTCCATCGGAATGTACTTCGTTTTGCATCCCGATAGAAGAAATGCCACCAGCAAGATGCCAATCACGTAGAGTGCTACTTGCCAAAAATAAGTATCATACCACTTTGTTTTCATAGGCTAAACATTGAAAACCTTCTTTGCTCTTGTTAGAAACTTTCGTCTTGATTCCAATCCGTTAGTTCCACCATTGATGGTCTTGGTAATAGCCACGAAACAATCACTATCAGCCAGTTCGTTCAGGTCGTGCTTCCACCACCACCACATAGCACTCTTGGTTGCACCCAAAGGCTTCTCCAGTAATTCAGGATGCTCCATGATGTCACCAGTACAGTGCTTGCTATTCTGATAAGCCTGATAGTTCGCCCTGCCTGTAATCTGTATCAATCCCCTACCACGATACTTATACCCGTCACCATCTTTCAGGTTTCCGAGCATATTCTTCAACCTACCAACATCATACTTGTGGAAGTAGTTTCTGTTGCCGAGTTCCTTGGTGTATCGCAGTTCACCACTCTCATGAGCAATCTGAGCCAAGAAGTGAGCCATACGTATAGGAGTATCAATATGATACACATCAGCATAACCATTAATGTAAGGCAGAAAATCATCCACCTTATCCTTGGCATTCGGCATAATAGCCAAAATCTGTTCTCTTGTTACCTTCATTACTTACCCTCCTTTACTTGTTTCATTATACTCGCAAGTTCGTCTTTAACTCTGGCTTCAAAGTTGCCCAACTTGGTTTTGAAATAAACGTTTACTCCGAAGATTGCACCAGAGTAAACCAAAGTCTGGCTGACGTACCAGAGTACACCATCCGACACTACATAATTGTTGAGAAAGAATGATAGGAATGTGAGGACAACACCGCTCAAAAGCATTCCTATAGCTGCACTATATTGCAATCCTTCACGTACATTTGGAGACATAACTTATCTTTTTTAAAATATTAATAATACGCAAAGATAAGCTATGCCTTTCAATTCATCATCTTATCCGTTAATGTTATGCCATATCTTGCTCGTTGGATGCAAACAGTCTGGGTCTTGAAGATATTCTATCGCCATCAACACTACCATTTCCTTCAACTCCTCTGCATCCTCACTATATCGCTCCAGCAGAACATGATGGTCGCTCCTCAGTAAATTCATAGTTACCGCCAAATCATAGATGGTATAGTCTGATATATCATCCTTATGTTTGTCGAAAATCTCCTTTATCTCTTCATCCGTGAAGAAAGGAGCCATGTGCTTGGTTCCATCAGCATCTTCATACCACATCTTACTGATAGCATCATCAGCAAAGTACTTGTCAAAATGTTCTTCACTCAAAACACCATGCACCATCGCACAAAGATGATGCACCTCTACATCGCTCAATTTGCATGAGAGATACTTACCAATAGCTTTAGCTATATTCAACATCTGTTCAGGAGTCATATCCTGCTGATACTTTTCAACAAACTCTATGAAATTCATACCTATAAAATTTAAAAGTTTATGATGCTGCAAAGATAAGAATATCTTCAACGCAGCACCACAAACTCGCAAATATTCCTGTAGCTATCTGAGTATCAGACAAATACAGTTACGATAAAAACACCTCCTTTCTTTATTCGTCCTTATATTTGGTTCGTTTCTCTTTGCCCCTCGCCCAGATGTCGTTTTTCTTGCGTTTCGACACCCTGCCGAGTACATCATTCTCGTAAAGTTCGGGCTTATCTTCCCTACCTTTAGTCTCCGTAGCTATACCATTATTGGGATTGCTACCTTGGCTGGTATCGGGTTTTCCGTTGCCATACCATTCCTTGTCGCTTGGTTTATCTGCAATCATACTATTATCTATTAAATTAATAACTAAATTAAGCAACAAGCGGTGGGGTCTGTCCGTCAGGACTCACCCCCTGACCACTCATCATCTGCTGCAACATCGCCTGAGCCTTAGGATTGCTCTGTGATGCCTGAGCCACTTGTGCTTGCAACTGAGGAGAGAATCCTTGCGGAGTCTCACCATTCTGAATGGCTTGCTGGTTGGATGCAACCGATTGCAGCAACTCCTCTCCAAATGGGAAATCTCCTACTTGCAGCAACTGCTCCAGCGTGATAGCCTGATTCTGCCACAAGGTCATAAGGAACTCATTTGCCATCTGTCGATAAACAGGAGTAGCCGTACTTTCCGTGATGTTGATGTCAAACTCAACGTCTCGTATCTTCTTAGGGTCATAGTGCACAATCTGTCCTGCCCTACCAACAATATTGAAGTTACGAGCCACGTCATAGTACTGCTGCATATTTTTCACGGTCTTGTAAGCACCATCAATGATAAACTGGCTGAAAGTCTCCAAAATATCAAGTAACGACATAGTGGCATTCTGAGTCTGCTGAGCATAGAGCGAACCGCTCGTTCCTGATACTCCTGGCTTGCCTTGCAGCGCACCATTCACTCCCGAAATATCCTCGAAGAACTTCAACTGATAACTGAGCAAATCACCGATACCGATGTTTGTAGAGTTGTTCGCCACTTGCTGAGGAACCTGACCGCTCTTGTTTGGCTTGTATCTCACCACACCATTAAACCTACTCCACTCATCGCAGAAATCATCCCAACTCATATCGTCAGGCAGACAATCCTCAGGACAGAGCAGCACACCCTTGGCACTCGCCCTCATGATGAAGTCATACATCGTGATAAGTCGGTTCACGTATCTCTGCTGGTCAATCACATCTTCCACGAAACTGTGAATCTCACCATCAATAAACGGATAGAACTTAAAGCAGTATGGATTCTCACCATGAGCATAAGGAGTCTCGCCTTCTCTCAGAATATCACCGAAAGGAGAAAGGTAGTAGAAATGCCAGTAGTCATCCATGAACCACTCAGCTTCAATCAGAGGAATATCCTCTTCCATCATACCAGCAGCCAGACCTCTACGCAATCTATCTCTATTCTCAGCATCTACAATATCAGACTTATCCTCAATATCAATCTTGAAATCATCGCCATTGTTGTAGTCGTGACATCGGTATCTCGGTTTACTCTCCTTGCGCCAAACCTCAATCACTCGGCAGAGCGAAGGGTTGGCAGGATTCATAAAGTCGATGGTCTTAGGGTCGAACTCACCGAATCGCTGAGTGCAGTCTGCAATCACGAAATCTCGGTTAGCCGCTAACCGGTATATCTCCTTCAACTTCCGAGCCTCATCAGGAGACTTGGCAAACTCTCTCAGTACGTTGCCGATGGTAATGTCATGCACCTCACCCAAGCAACTTACGTCCCAACCACGGAAATCCCTCATATTGTTGTCTATGAAGAAATTGTTCGGGTTAACGTAATCCGTCCAGCAATCCAACCTACCTCTTCGCCATCCATACTTTTTCTTATAGATAGCAGCACCGCTTATCAGGAACTCTTCCATAGTTCGGGCATCCAGTTCCGTCTCTCGGTTCAGTTGTCGGTTACATTGCAGCACAACGCTCATGGTCTCGCCATATCGTTTCTCATCCTTATCTCTTGCATTGCACGTAGGTTCCTTGCTCTGTGAGCGATATACTCCCAGTACGTTTTTCACCAATCTACGGATAAGGTTATTCTTCAATGGCTCGCTACCCTGCTCACGGATATAATCTTCCTCCCTGATACGTTTTTTGAAGCCACACTTGCTTTTGAACTCAATGGTATCTCCCCACTGGTCTCCATAGCAGTATCGCTTGTTTCTCAATCTTCGCTTACGGAAGTTATCCATATTGTTGTAGTATCGCTGAGCCTCCAGCAAGATAGAGAAAGCACGCTCGTATGGCTTGTCAAATCGGTTCTTGGATGCCTTCACGCTATCCAGTTCTTCCTTATCAAGCACCCTGCTCAACGATAGCAGTTTTGTTTCTTCTTTCTTCTTTGCCATAGTTTATGATGTTTCTGTAGGTTCAACAATATGCGCCAGTTTTCGAGCCACTCCAAGCAATCCGCTTGCGGTATCGGTATCGCCAAGACTGATGCAAGTAAGATAGCCAGCCATATATACGATGGAGTCCTTCAATGTTTCAGGCAAATCAATATTACCTTCACTTATAAAAGGCATACCCACATAGGTAAGCGATACGGTAGCCGTATTACTCTTGCTTGTGAAAAGTTCCAAGTACCGATTACCGCTATTATGAATGAGCGCAGCGATAGGTCGTTCAGGATTTCCCCTTACTCCGAATCGGCTACACTGAATCTTGTAGGCATCATCCTCTTCTGTGATTATCTCTGCCGAGCGGTTCCAGTCACTCGCCTTCACGTCAAGGAGTCTAATCATGTCGGAAGGCAGATAGACGGTTCCCACATAAGCACCATTTGTTTCATCCCAAGCAGTATTCAATCCATCGAAATTCTTACCATTCAGCATACTGGCAGGAGCATCCTTCAATATGATTCTTGCTGCATCTACTATCTTACTCTGAATCAACTCGCCTTGCGACAAGGTATCAGAATCGGTAGGAGTCAGCAAGCCAGCAGACTCTTGGTTTCTGTCCAAGAGTACCTTCACTTCTTTCACCAGTTCAGATACAGCATACGTACTCATTACTCTAAGCCTTCTAATTCAACACCCTTTTCCTTGGCAATAGCCAAGATGTCTTCCTTGGTCTTCATCTTGGAACGGCTCACACCATAGGTATCAGCCAGATAGTCCTTGGCATCCTCAACGTCTGTCACTACGTGTGTCTTCTTCTCGTCTGCCACATTCTTCTTTGCCTTGGCAGCAGCCTTCTTCTTTGCATCAGCAGCTTCCTTCTTCTCGTCAATACTCTCCACCAAGAAGAACTTGTCGTTGAACCAATAATGTGACTCAATAGCCTTCTGTACCTTTGGGTCTCTTGTCATATAGACGCTACAACCCATTGTTTTACCCTCGAAAATAATACGCATTCTCTCATCACCTACCATGACACTAAATGCTAAATCTGTACCAGCTTGATATTTATTAAACATGATTATACCTTATTATATATACGTGTTACTAAAAAAGGGATGGGGCAAGTGCCCACACCCCTCACTATTTAAAGACTATCTATAAATCTACTTACTTTTAGGCAGCAGCCTTGTTCTCTCCAGTCTTAGCCATACCACCTGTTGCAGAAACCGCAGCAAGGCGCATACGAGCGTGTGCCTTAGGGTACTTCAAGTACAGACAAGCAACCTCCTGAATAACTACTGCATCGGTGTTGCGAATACCAGCCTTCTTCAAGTCGAGTACGTTACGAGTCCAAGACAAATGTACTCGCTTAACCAAGAACTCTGGGTCAAGGGCGAAGCCGCAGTCACTCATATCAAAGAGGTCGAACAACTCAGAGTGAATCATCAGCACCTCACCGAAGTCGGTCTCCCAACTCTTGAACTTCAAATCCCAAACCTCAACGGTGTCTTTCAAGCGGAATTTATCAGAATTAATCTTACTGAATGCGCTCACGAAGTCTGAGCCAGCGATAATCACCTTGCGCTTGTTGCCGATACCAGTACCAACAAACAAATCCTTGGAAATGTCAACCAACTCCAAATCGGTAATCACTCGCTCATTCTTACCATAGCCCTTCTTAATATCGTCAGCAGTAGCAACATGACCTACCTCAATATCCTTTCCTGCCATCCACCAGATACCCTTTGTAAACCACTGGGCAGAATTGTTCTTTGTGGTATGTTTGATACAAGCCATATCACCGAAGAGATAAGTACCCTCCATAGCAAGACGCATATCGTAGATACTATCCTCCTCGATGTCTGAGAAGTCCCAATCTACTCGCTTAGCAGCAATCTTATTGAAGGTACTCTCCTCAATCTGAATCATGAAGTTCTGGCAGAACTGAGTCTCAGAAGCAGGAAGGTTGTTGAAACGACCTGTCTGTACGTCCAACTCACCGCAACTCTTCGCCATACGGATGAGCTTCTGACCCTTCTGTAAGGCTGGAACGCCAATAGGCTGTTTCTTAACCAAATTACCATTTACTGCATACACAATAGGATAACCATCATTATCCTTGCCGCAAACACAAAGTTCCAAATCAGGAGTAGGTTCATCGGTAAGGTCTGCATAAGCCTGATTATTGTAGTTGGTAATTGCCTTAACACCTACCACTCGGATGGTATCATCCAGCGTAAACATTTCAGGGTCTTCAACCTTCAATACCATAGATGTGCCAGTACTCTCAACAGTTGTTTCCTTGACGGTAGTCTTGATAGGACGTGTACCGATACTCCAGTATTCTACAACAAATGAACTGGCAGATTTAGTTGTCGCATAACGTGAAATCTGGTCAACAGGAGTAGCCATCGGACGAATCTTAGTAATCTTGTCGTTGATGTCATTCTCATAGAACTCCGTGCCTTTCTCATTGAAGTGTTCACGACCTTTGCCTTCGGTTGCAATACCTTCATCCTGACGAGCCGCACCACCATTGCCTGATTCATTAGCAGCAGCAGCACCGCCAGCCTCAGCAGCATGACCACTTTCGGTCGTACCGCCATCAGGCATAGCCGCCTCAGCCATGATAACCTGACCATTCACACCAAAAATAACCGCCATAACCATCAGAAAAATGGAAAGCAGCCGATTAAATGTACTTTTCTTCATTGTTATTCTGAATATTAATTAAACATATAAATTATCTTTTTACCTTATCACATTATCGAATACGTGTTCTTTTCTCATGCCCGCGCTCCCAGATGTTACCTCGACGTGATACCCTACCAAGCGCACCAAGGTCAGGCTGGTTATCCGTTGGCTTGGTCTCTGCATTGGCAGAATCTAGGTCGGCAGTACCATCACCCTTCTTTCTCAGTTCAAGGTTCTTGACGTGCTTGCTGTTCTTGCCACGAACCTCACCTTCGTGAGCAGCATCAGCCACATCGGTATCATGATTCTTTGCCTTGATGAACGCAGTAATCATTTCCTCAGTGAACTTGCCTGTCACCACATTGCGCATAGTCTGAAAGCACTGGTCGATAGCATTGTTCACCGCTTCCTCGCCATACTTCTCTTCCAACTTGTCGAACACCTCATAGCTGGAAGGCATATTCTTGTCATACTCCTCCTGCAATTTCTTGCCGTTGGCAGCATTCTGCAAGAACTCCGACTGAGCCGATGCAATCTCATCCGCATTGTCAGGGTCAGAGTAGTAGTCAATGGCATCCTCGCCATGCGTGCGAATCAACTCAGCGTAAGGACTCTTGCCAGCCTTCATCGCTTGAAGGAAGGTAGCCGCCTCAGGGTCGCTACCAAGCCAATCGCCCATCGCCTTCTCGTTATCCTTATACCCCTGCAAAGCCTTCTGGTCGGCATCATAATCATCATTGATGGCTCCATAGATAGACTCATCGTCTGCATACTCGGTGTCAGGGTGTCGGGTCTTCAATCGCTCCAAAGCCAAGTCTCTCTTGGTCTTGGTGTCTTGCTGTTTTGCAGCACCAGCATTCTGCTCTGTATTTGTATTTTCGTCCATATATATATGTATAAATTTATAAATCAATGCCCAAAAGTAACGCTTTTCAACTTATTATTAATCTTATCCGTTAACTATACTTAATCATATCCGATTAATTTGGTTATTTCAATACATTTTTGTATCTTTGCCTCATACGATGAAACATAAAGGCTCACGATGTGAATTTACAAAGGAACGTGACGCTGACATATTGAGGGCTTACAAAAAGATTATATCAGTAAGAGACAATATAGGCATCTTGGAGATTGAGCGAAGACTTTTGCAATCTCCAAGCAAACGTTTTTGGGTTTCCTCTGACCGAGCATACAATGTCATTCTCAATATGCTCAATGGTAAATCCATCAGCAGCATGAATCCACAGAAAAGAGCAATGTTTCAGGAGATTTTCCGAAGATACAAGATTTATTCCAAGGAGCATCCTTCTCTCACCAAGATGGATGCCATTTGGCATGTGTGCAATCAGGAAGCACCGAGTTTCTATCTCACTCCAAAATCCATGCACGTCATACTTCATCGGGTGAGGAAGGAGGAGAAGAGAAGATGTTACGAACTTCGTCAGAGAAGATTGCGCTTTATACAGGGTACATTATAATAATATGTATCACGCTCATAGGATATGATGGCATGGGTCTCTTTGATGGTTGCTCTATTCAGAACCGACTAAGCTACCCATTCTTTCATCAGAACATCTTTCATGTAGCCATCAACCTCTATGTGTTTCACCAATGTTACCGAGCAATTCCTTGCAGTATCGGTCACATGGTAGCATTCTATCTCATAGCCGTAAGCTATCCTTTTGCATCATCCGTACCAATCATCGGTCTCAGCGGATTTATCTATGCTTACATGGGCTTTATTGCTCCCTATGTAGAGAATAAGGTAAGATACAATCTCACTATTCTCCTATATATCTGTGTTGGAATCTTCTTCCCTTGCATGGCAGTTGGAGTCCACATCTATTGCTATGTACTTGGTCTATTGTGGGGATATTTAAACGCACCGCTATGCCAAGACAAGTAACCGCAAAACTGACAGATGCACTCGACAAACACGTATTGAGCATCCTGAAGGAGAACGAGAAACGCATCAAGGAAATCAACACACCATTCAATCCTATCAAGGGTGAAGGGTGTGGAGATAAGCGATTCCTTCTCTTCCTTCCTGATTTCCCGATACAGAGACAGCAGCTTCCAGTTTCAATGAAGAAGATTCCGCTCGTCAAGATGCTCATCGAGTTCGGTAGCTGCAAGGCGGTAATTGAGGAACTACACAAGGATATAGACGAGCCATACAACATAGAGGAAGAAATGGAGCAACTGGTGGAGCAGTTTACTCGCATCAGAATGAAACATGACCCATTCTTCTTCTTTGCCACGTTTATCTATATCAAACCCAAAGGTGGAGGCCTTCCCTTCCGTTTTGTACTGAGAAGACCGCAGCGAAGACTGCTCAGGTGGCTGGAAGAGCGAAGAAAGAAGAATCGCCCTATCCGTCTTATCCTGCTGAAAGCAAGACAATGGGGAGGTTCAACGGTTATTCAGATGTACTTCTTGTGGCTGCAACTCATGTGGCAGAAGGGTCTCAACTCGCTCATCGTGGCTCAGGTCAAGGACACGGCAGAAACAATCCGAGGAATGTTCGAGGAAGCTCTGAAAAACTTCCCTACCAAGTTCCTCTACGAAATGGGAGAAGCATTCTCTGAGAACGAACCAAAATTTGTTGGTGTTGGAACTTCAGGAAACGTTAAGAAGGTTCCTCAACGTTTCTGCAAGATTAAGGTGGGTTCTATGGAACGACCGCTATCAGCCAATGGTGAAGACTACAACTTGGTTCACCTTTCCGAGGTGGGTTTGTGGAAGAAGACGGACGGAAAATCTCCTGAAGAGGTTGTACAGAATGCTACAAATGGTATCTTGTACCGACCATACACGATGATTGCCTATGAATCCACCGCCAATGGTACTGGCAACTTCTTCCACAAGGAGTGGCTTGCAGCAGTCAAGGGAGAATCTCAGTTTGAGCCATTCTTTGTTCCTTGGTACGAGATATACGATATGTATCATCTTGAATTTGAAAGCAAGAAACAGAAGGTAGAGTTTGCCAAATGGCTATACGAGAACCGCAATAATACCAACACGATGTCCGACCGAGAAGAGCCAGGCACCTATCTTTGGAAACTATGGACTCTGGGTGCTCCACTTGAAGCCATCAACTGGTATATTGCCGAGCGCAAGAAGTTCACCGACCATGCCGATATGGCTGCTGGCTACCCTACCGATGATATTGAGGCATTCAAGCATTCAGGAGCCAAGGTGTTTGCCGAAGACAAGGTTGACAAGTTCCGCAAGGGATGCCGTTCACCTAAGTTCATCGGTGATGTTTATGGTGACGGATATAAGGGAAAGAAGTGTATGCAGAATGTCCGATTCTGTGAAGACAAGCAGGGGCAGTTGTGGATATGGAGCAAGCCTGAAACCTTTGATGATTGCAAGGTGATAAACCGCTATCTGGTCGTAGTGGATATTGGTGGACGTAGTAAGAATGCCGACTGGTCTGTTATCTGTGTCTTCGACCGCTACTGGATGATGGAAGGCGGCAAGCCGTATGTGGTAGCCCAATGGTATGGGCATATTGATATGGACTTGCTGGCATGGAAGGCTGCTCAGATAGCCAAATTCTACAACGATGCTCTATTGGTGATTGAATCCAACACCTTGGAGACGAAAGACAAGGAGCATATCTTGGAAGGTGGTGACCAGTCTGAGTTTATCCTGAATCAAATCAAGGACGTATATGACAACCTCTACGCACGTAAGCAGAGTGAATCTGACATCAAGAATAAGGTTCCAGTGAAGTACGGATTCCATACCAATGTGGCAACCAAGCCAATGGTTATCTCAGTATTGGTTCAGGTTATCCGTGAACAACTCTATGTAGAGCGAGACGATAGATGCTTAGATGAATATCTCACCTACGAGAAGAACGGAACGGTTTATGAGGCGGCAGACGGAAAGCACGATGATTTGCTCATGACCAGAGCCATCGGACTCCACATCTGTTTCAATGAAATGGAAATGCCTAAGATGATAGAGTATAAGACAAGAGTAATGACAAGAAAGGTTTCTGTTTCGGCAGCAACCATCATATAGTTCAAACTAAATAATTACGATTATGAAAGTAACAAAGATTTTCAAGCGCATCAAGTGCGAAATCATGTACCGCCAAGCTACGGCTAAGGCAGACTACGCATCCAAGAAGAAAAATGGAGAAATCTTCTATGTTCTTCCTACACAGAAGGGCAACCTGATGATTATGAACCGCTCACTATTCGAGACGTTCAAGAGAACAAAACTGGTTGACAATGACATGAAGGTTAGAGACCTGTTCAGAGATTGTGTCTATCATACCAACTGCAAGAGCAAGAAAGGCAAGCTAAGCCGCAAGCGTAAGTTCCTCAGATGGAAAGGCTTGATTTAGAAGTTAACAGATAAGAGATAGGTAGAGAAATTTCTGCCTATCTTTGCCTATTATATAATAATATATACGTATATGGATATTTATAAGATTGTTAAAGGCAACAGCTTCAACCTTTTCATCAAGCTTCAGAAAGCCTACATCAGCAAGAATGAGCAGATGTTGGAAGATATTGATGTAGCTGCCATCAGTAATCTAGAAGTACACCTTACTGATGCCTTTGGAGAATGTGTAGAAAAAATGCCTTTTGTTCAGAGCGGAACAAATAATAGTGAAGTTGAGCCGAGTGACATTTGTGTCAAGTTTCCACCATTTTTAGATGAAGGACTATATGGCATTACCATTCGTGGCAAGTACAACGGAAACGACATCTGTAGTATTGAGCACCGCCTTTTCCGTATCGTGGAGAGAAATGGCAAGTCTCATATTCCTCTCGGCATCGTAGAGGGCGAAATGGGAGGTATGTACAATGCGAAATACTGGATAGAACTGAACACAAAAGAAGATGTAATTTTCTCTTACTATGGTGCTTTATCCACCACAGACCCTAACAAGGTTAATGTCGAATACTTACAACAATTCTCAGGTGTTCTCTCTGGACAGACAATAACCATCAGTACAACCGAAAATGAAGACATCATCTGGGTAGTATCATCTGTTCCTCTCACATTCCTTCAAGGTGGTTTGCCATTGGAAATGCAGCAGAGTAAAATAGGAGAACTATACTATTATCATTCCGATGAATTGATTTCAGGCAATTCCACAATAACGATTATATAACATAAAATAATGTAAATATGTCAGAACAAAGATATAACGGAACAATCGTTTCAGGTCGAAAAGATGGTAAGTTGGCTAATTCCGACAACATCTTCGACAAGGACATTAGAAAGATGCAGTCTGACATCAATAAAGAAATGAAGACTCGCACCGACAATTCTTTTGATTCCTTAAAACAAACCAAGCAAAGTGCAGAGGATGGTGGCGAGAATGTTATCACTCTAACCCGTCATGATGGTACGTCCGAGCAAGTTAAGTTCTACAATGGTAGTAAAGGTAGTAAAGGTGATAAAGGAGACAAAGGTGAAGTTGGTATGCAGGGAAACAGCGGTGTAGCCGATGCGAGCAACAAGACCTTAGTCAATGATGCTATTACTGGTGGCGAAACCGACTTTCTTTCAGCCGAGGTAGGCAAGTTAGGCATCCTAACCTACGACTGCTCAAAAGGAGGTTACGTTACTCACGCTACTCTCCAAGATGCCATCAACTCTGTTCCTACCACATTTCAGAAGGTAGGTCTCACCATCACCTACAAATCAGGTGACACCATCTACCGCTATGTTTTAAAGGCAAATACATGGTCAGCAGACCCAGCAAACTGGTTTTCTGTAGAAGACAAACTCAACGGCTTATTAACAAAAGCTTCTGCAATGGTTAATGCCAATGTTACTGTTGATTCTATACCAGAAAATACAAT